ATGGCAATGATATCATTTGTCAGGATTTTTTTCAGCTGGCCGGGTGGAAGTTTGGCGATAGCTGCCGCAATGGTTCTCATGTCCTGCTCTCCATCTTCGGCGGCACGGATTGCAACCAGCCGCTTTTTGGCTCCATTACTCCACTTCTGCATCCGGTTCCACCTCCAGGATGTTTAACGCATTTTTCATGTCTGCGCCCTCTGCTTTCATTTCTGCAATCTTTGCAAGGATCCTCTGTTTCCGTTCCTCGATGGTCATCACGTCACCCCCAGCGCAGTCTCAATCTCGGACAGAGCGGCTTCGTACTCTGCGTTCCGTGCGGTCACGGCTGCATACTGTTCTCGTTCATACTCCCGCTGGGCAGCATCCAGCTCGTCCCAGGGCTTCCAGGGGGCGATCATTTCACCCCGGAAAATTGCACCGTCAGAGCGCACCCAAGTAGAGCCGTTGGGTACAAAGCGGTAGCCCTCAATATAGGCGGGGCACTTGCCGGTGAATGCGTCAGTCTCAACGGCGGTCAGGCCGGGGCCGGAAATGGTGTGGCATTTGTAGTCGGTGTCAATGTAGATTGTCATGCTGTCACCTCAGATATACACTTTCAACATAAATAGAGCCACCACCATTTTTTAAAGAAAACCCTACATACATATTCCCAGTCAAAGATGATATATCAATCTTCAGGGTACTTCTTTCGGTTCCAAAGGTTTGGCTTGCTGCGATAACAATTTCGTTTCGATTGTCATTCAATTTTGGTGATAGTCCAGCTCGGTTAATAGCTGTCGTGGAATAGCCAACGACCTCCATTGTGTTATAATCAGTAACATCAACTGGGTTTTTCCACTGATATCCACGTGTAATAGCGCTGGAGCCAGACATAGTCATTTGAATATATGGGTCAGCATCTTTTCTAGAGATATACTGCTCATCTTTTACAGCAATGATATTCTTATTGATATCAGCATACTCCTGCTGGGTACGATCAAATACCATGAGCCCCTCTTTTGCAAACTGGTTCCACACTGAGTTTACATAGACAAAACCATTTACGGATGCCCATTTTCCACCTGTATACAGTTTAGCTGTGGACAAATATAGCACTATTGAGTTCTTTTTTCCTACGTTGATTTCCACTCCTGTGTCCGCCGTTTTGAGCCACACCAGGCCCTCTGTGCCGGTCTCAGGCTGTGTTGGGCTGAGTACGTAGCCGGTAATAGCTGTGGTAGTGTTTATCCATATGGTGTTCTCCCGTGGGTTCGTGGGCTGTGTGGTGCCGCCTACAACTTTTAGGTTTAGCCCACCACCGCCACGGGCGTTTGTCGGTCCAATCATTTTTATCAGCTCCTATGTCCCAATTTTCCAGAGGACTACTGACGGAATTGTGATTGCTCTGTCCGGGATTGAGGCACAATAAATGTAAATATACCCATTTCCCGGGACAGCAACTGGGGCAAAATCGAAGTCCTCAATATCGCCAGGATCAAAGACAACTTCCGGAAATCCATCCCCCCGAACGCCAGACATGGGGATTTCCGCCCTATACGGATATGCGTCATAGGTCTTGTTTTCATCCTCAACCCATGCGTCTGCTTGCACCGTATAATTTTTCAGCACGACAACAGAATCCTTGATATCCTTGATGGATGCGTCAACGTATTCCTTCGTTGACGCATCATTATTCGCAACAGGTTCGGGCAAATTTCGGATAAAATTGTTTCCCATGGAAATTGGGCCGGTCATTGTCCCGCCTGTTTTCGGCAGCATTTTGTCCGCATACTCCTTGCTTGCGGCATCGTCATTTTTCTGAGGGGCAGGGAGCCCATACAGGCGGTACGAATTTACATTCAGGTTTCCGGACAAATTTCCGCCGGGAATGGATCCGCCGTCTGCTTGAAAAAGCCCGTTCAGAATTTTCGCAACCTTATTCAGGTACTCTTTGGTTGCTTTCCCGCCCTCATCAAACTTTGCTTGGAGTTCCCGCCAATCAAGGTTATCATCGGTGCCGGGGGTGTCCCCCAGCTTGCCAATGATTTCCATGTCTTTTTCAAAATATGGGATTTTATCCGCCATAGGTTACACTCCTTCCCGAACGATTGCCCGCTGCAATGCCCCGTTCCCAGATCCTACCTGCGGGCTGATGCTGTCAGACGGACGGCTTCCGCCCTCGCTGGTTGTCTCCATGCTCTCACCGCTGCCAAACTGCTGGGAAGGTGAGGCAACCGGCATCCCCTGGGCCTGTTTCAGCTCATCGATCAGCTCTTGACGTTTGGCAATAGTGCCTTCCGGTAGACGCTCCAGGAACTGGATAGCGTTGACATGGCCGTTGTTCAGCAGGTTTTCGCAGGTCTGTACCGTGGAAATCTCGGACCAATAGGTACTTGCGCCCACATCGATCTTCACAGAAAGCTGGATCTGCCTCAGAATGGAGAAAACGAAGTCTACCATGCCCTTCTGAGGCGGCAGATTCATCCCAAGGGGCTGCATCTCTCCAGGAGCGCCCATGTCCAGCTTCTTTTCAACGGAACGTGTGCCATAATAGACGGACATCATGTCTATCCAGATGCGGCAAGCGTCCTCCATGCACTGATAGTCCTGCTGCTTGGTCATTTCCATTGGCGTAGAGGCGGCACGCTGCAACGCAATGATAGCGCTTGTGTTATCCGGTCTGCTGTCACCCATAGCAACATCAGAAGCACCCAAAAGGGTGTTGGTCTTATCAAATGACAGCTCAATGAATTGGGCTATCTGAGGGCTTACAGCGGCCCCCTCGATGACCTTTGCAACGCCGTCCACGTTGCCGCTGACTCCGATTGCCGTGCCCACATCTCCAGACCACCCGGAAATTTTTGTCTTGTCATAGACATACTTTGGGAAAGCCGTGGTCAGGAGGCTGATGCCAACCAGGGCGAACATCTTATTGATAAACTTCTGATTCGGCAGAAGACCGGTAATCATGGCTTGCCCATGGTAACGGTCCCGGACAAAGTCCCAGTTCAGCCAAATCAGAGGGTAATATTTCATCCCTGTGTCGTAGGCTTCCCGGATGACGGCTTTCTCCACGGCCTCCATGCACCAGATCGTCTCCGTCTCCCGGTTCCTGAAGTAGTAGGTCAGGACCGTGACCTTGTCGTCCGTGTAGCTGTCATACTCATTCTGGAATTTCTCAGAATCCGGGGTGATTTCCGATGGGTCGCTGACTTTGGTCATGCCGTCCCCGTCTTCCTTCCAGCCTTCCACACGCCACCGGACATCCTCCACCAGTTCCCGGCGCACCAGGATAATGTACGGCTGCTTCTGTACATCCTTGGAGTTGGGATTGCCGAACATGACTCGGAGGTTATCCAACATTTCGGCGCAAATTTCGCCTTTCACAGGCTGCCCATTGTCAACAGTGGGGTCAAAGTAGAAGTGCATACACCCATCACCGGTCACGGCGGCATTTCGCAGCAGCTCCCGGTTTTTGGATATGATCTTGTTCCGCTCCATAATGGCGCTGATTTGCTGGTTGACGATCTGGCAAATATCGTCTAACTCTTTGGAACTGTAGGGAGATGTGGAGGGCATGGCGGAGGCCTGAATGGACATGCTGTCAGAGGTGATATTCGATACCTGGAAATTGATAACACGTTTGAACATGTTGTATGTGGGTGTAGGCAGTCCGTTGCTTTGGACTCCTTCCCACTGATTCCCGATAAAAAAGTCCTCGTTCACCTTCACAGTGTCATATAAGCCGATTGCCTGGTTGAAGTTGTATCCCTTTTCGTACTTTTTCAGGACCTCTTCCAGATCAGGAATTTTCTGTTTTCGTGCCATTGCCTATCTCACCCCTCGGCATTTCGTTCCATGCGCTGCTTTTTTGCTGTCTCAATAGGGTCAAACCCTAGAATACCGGATAACCCGGCATTGAAATTATCAACGGCCCTTGCCGCTTCCCGTGCCTGTTCAAAGTCCGGCACAATGCCCTTTTCCAGGTCTTCTGTTCTGCGGAGAATATCTTCCAGACTATTTCCGATAGATTCTAACGAAGCATAAATTTCCGGCAGCTTTTCCACGGATACCGTGTCCGAGTCATGGATCACGGTCTGCAATTCCTCGGCAATTGCCGCTTTCCAGTTGTTCACCCCGTCAATCTGCGTTTTCAGGTTATCCAGTTCAGCGTCCACCCAATTGAGCGTGGTACGGTGCAGCCTGTTGATTCTCCGATTCAGCAGATAGAGCAGCAAAAGCAGCACAAGAAACATGAATGTTGCGAATGCTGTAAAATACTCTGTAAAACTCATGATATTCTCCTTTTCAGAAATAGCCCGGCACACGCCGGGCTATTTGCAGTTGTTTACGCCATATCCTTTTCTGCAACGCCGGAGTTGTACATTCCGCTCTTGGCGGCATAGGCTCGCAGCTGGTCGCCAGAAGCCAGAGAAACGGCGGCAGAATAGGGCTTGGCATCCACGCTGTACCGGGGGTCGGAACCGTTGGTGGTGTAGTAGATGGTTGCATCGCTGGTGTCGCAGGTGATAGTTGCGCTCTTACCGGACACGGCGATCTTGGGAGTAGCGCAGACCTTACCGCTTGCGCAAGCTACCAGAATGCCGTTGGCCTTCTTGCCCAGGACAAAAGCGTCAAACATCATACGGAATTCCAGCAGGTCACCGGACAGGGTGGGAGGATCCACATGGCCCTTGAAGTCCTTGATCTTCATGGGCGCAATGGCCGCCTTGGGGTTCAGGATCATAAACTTGGCATTGGCCGGCATGAGCTCATTGATGAAGGGGACAACGTCCATGTCATCGAACCGGCCAACCGTGCCCTTGGTCAGGGTCTCCTTCGCCAGGGATTCCGTCTTGATCCACTCATCGGCCAGAGACAGAATGTGCAGATTCTCATAGGGCACGATCAGCACAGACCGGCCGGTGACTCTGGCATTTCGCTGGATGTTGTGGAACTTGATAATGGTTTCGGCAATGTTGGCCTTGGTCATTTCGCCGGTCAGTTCCATGTGGATGCCAGCGCCTTCAGCCCACTTCTCCATGCGGTGCTTGTCAACAGCGGGAATGATGACTTCGTCCCGGTAGGCGTTCATGACCTCACCGGCCCGCTTCATGTTGAACTGCTCCACATTATTGCCCTTGTCGATGGACAGGGACAGGGACACGTCCTTTGCCATGGTGAAGGTCTGCTCATCGTCACCGACTTCGTGGGTTTCGCCGTACCGGCTTCCGGTGCCTACCTGCTTGTTCCGGTCATAGTTCTGAAGCGGGGAGGTCTGAATGCTCTTGACATGGACCGTCCGAACGCCGGAAAACTCCTGGTCGATATCGTGGTTGAAAAGGCCGTCAGTGAGGGACCGGTGCTCAAATCCCTTCATCAGGCGCTGCATATGCTTTTCGGAAAAATGGATAGTAGTACCCATATGTTTTTATTCGCTCCTTTACTTATCGAGTGCGGAGAAGAAGTCGTCAAAAGCGTCCTTCTCCCTTCCGCCGCCGGTGTCATTCTGCCCCGGTGCGGCGGTGCGTTTGTTCTTCTCGTTCTGCGCCTGGGCCGCAGCCTGCTTCTTCTGCTCGGCAAGTTCAGCCTGTAGGCGTGTATTTTCCAGCTTGTAGTAGGCGTTGGTCAGGGTCATGCCCCCCTGTACATCCGCCGCCAGCTTGTTTACAAGCTCTTCCGTGAGCTGTACACCGGGGAAGGTGTCCCGGAATTCGGCAATCTCACGGGATGCTCTGGAATTGGTGTCCTCTGCCTGGGTGTCCTGGGCAGGGCCGTCCTTGTCTGGACTTTCCAGGGCTTTTGCTTTCCGCTCCGCTCTGCTTGCCCGGATCTCCGCCTTTGCCTCCCGCTCAGACATCCCCTGGGCTTTCAGCACCCCAACCTGGACATTCTCAATCAGGTTCTCAATGGGAATTCCAGAGGTCTCAGAGGCAATCTTCAGGGCCTCAAAAATGGGGGCCTGTTCATCCAGATTCTTTTGCAAATCTGCCTGTACGGTCTCCAGCTTTCCCTTGATCCGGTCATAGTCCAGGCCCTTCTGAGCAAGCTCGGTCATTTCATTGACCCCAACGACCTTGTCCTGCTTATTCCAGCGCAACGTAAATTTCTGTTCCTGTGCGGGCTGTTCAGCCTCCTCGGGCTCCTTTTCAGCCTGTTCCTCACCAGATCCGGGCGCGCTTCCTTCTCCGGTGTCTTCGCTGGGCTGCTCTTCCTGGGGCTGCTCCTGCTGGGCCTCCTCGGCGGCTTCTTCCTGGATATCGGCGTCGGACTGGTTGCCTTCGCCAATGTCAGCTTCACCGTCATAGGCTCCAAAGAAATCGTCAAAATTGGTGTCTTCCATGTTGTATGTCCTCCTTTATCCAGCTCTGGTAGGCTGTATATTCACGGCTCTGGTAGGCCGTTGAATTCGTTTTATCCGGCTATGTAGCCCCTGGAAATGTGCCCCCCGCACATATAGGAGCGGTAATCCGCCCTGGAATATTCTTCCTCTTCCTCAATCTCTTCGTTTTCCTTTTCGGCGTTGAGAATGTAGGTAGCGGCAAAGTACCGCAGAGCATCCGGGCCGTGGGTGATACCGTGGGGTTCCAGGCTTACGTCATTCGGTATCTTCTGGCTGTGCTGAAGCGCTTTCAGGCAGTCAATCAGCGTCCGGCAGGTTTCAAATATGATGAGGCTTGGCTTCCCATCCTCACGGAGTTTGAACATTTCCTTGAGCATTGACCAGCCCTGAATGCGGTTATTTCCGGCCTTAATAAGTCCTACACCATTTTCAGCGAATACCGCTGCCTGAGTCTTGCCGTCTGTCCGGCTTCTGGCCCACATATCAGGCGGGGCAATAGTCCCCATTACGGCCTCGTCCGGCCTCGTCAGCTCCAGCTGTTTTCTGGCCGCATCGGATACCACCAAATCAGACTGAGCAAATTCCCGGTAGACATAGCAGCGGCCCGTTTCGTCCACGGCAATCCAGAGGCAGAAAAACATGTCAAGGCCGTAGTCCATTGCCCTGTACCGTTTCCAGTGCCGGGGAATGGCAAATGGTGTACAGGTGTGCACCCCGTCCTGGAATTCCTTGAAGAAGATACCGGCAAGGATGTTCCAGTCACCGAACCGATGGGCCCGCCGGATATCCTCCGGCAGCTGCTCCAGCTGCTTGACGTATTCCGGGTTTGCGTCCATAAGGTCCTTGTTGTCGTCCACGGTAGCCGGGATGAACACATAGTCCTTTGGGTCTTCCCCATCTTTGAACTTCTTGTCGATGAACAGTCGCTTTACCCAGCCATGCCCTGGGCCGCCGGGGTTACAGGTGAGGTAGATCCTCTTCGGAATGTCGTTGGCACCACGGACAATCGCCGCAAGCCCTCGGAACTCCGATTCCAGGAACTGGGTGGCTTCGTCAATGAAGAGCCACTCGTATTCCTGGCCCTGATACTTGCCCTGCACCGCAGCGCCGTATCCCGGCATATTGCCAAATTTGATGGTGCTTCCGTTGATGAAGGTGACCATGTGGTCCGTCTTGTTGTAGGCGAACGCTTCTGGAGGCAGCATTTTCAGCATGGGTGAGATAATCGTTCCCTCCATGTCTCCGTACTCCCGCCGCAGAATCAGGATGCGGATCCCCGCATAGGTCAGCGCACCCAGCGCCGCCTTTACTCTGGTTGCCCAGCTCTTTCCGCCGCCACGGGCGCCGCCGTAACAGGTGTACCGGGCTTTCGACTCAAAGAACGCCCATTGCTTTTCGCTGTTTGGTCTGCCAAATGTGGCATAGATGGTTTTCGATTCGTTTGCCACTTTGGCACCTCCTTCACGGCAAAAAGAAATGAGCCAGAACGACACGCAAAATTTGCGTGCTGCTCTGGCTCATTGGCTCCGGCAACAAGTATTCAGTTATGCCCGGTGGTTTATGATGGTCTCCGTCTTGCACCAGGTACAATACAGCGGAAACCGCTTTAATTCTGTTCCTGGGATGATTTTGACCTTCGTCTTCTTCCCGCACTTCGGGCAAAGCAGGTATTTACCGGTTTTCTCCATGTTTCCTCCGATTGGCGCTGACGGAAGGGGTCGAACCTTCACCCTGCTGCTTACAAGGCAGCCGCACCGCCTGTTGTGCTACGTCAGCAAATGTAAAATACTGCTTTTTTTAATTTTTCAATCCCTGTTTGCAAAAGGGGCCGGCCTTTTTTCCGGCACACCCCCAACTCTCGGTTTCTTATAATTATTACAAATTATTTTGGATTGTCAAATTTCATCTCAATTTTGTAGGCTCCGGCAAAATCGGTACGCAAAGGCAGCGCTCGACTCTGCCGCCTATACTAACCTCTTAGCCTTATTTATATATTATTATATTATTATATATAAGCTTATATGAACCATATGAGCTTATATAATTATCATAGCTATGATTCTCTATCGTAATATATTTACACGCATTCATTTTTTCGAAATTCCTTGCTTTTCCCAAACCGCAGCGGGGGCAGGGGGGATGTGTGGGATATATACCTATACGCTCTCACGTCGCCCGCCCGTTTTTCCGCTACCCCGGGGGGTGGGGTCCTCGAGGGGGTGGTTGGGTTGACCATCAAAAATGGCCCAGGCCCCGGGGGATTATAGCCCCCAGGCCCCAGGCCCTGACATTGATTACTGGCTGAATTGTGAACGCAACAAAATAAATAATTTGTTGCGTTCATTCAGCCACTTACAATACATATTAATATATCTAGTTGCACATTGTGAAACATCCACCACCGAAGGACAATACCCTTATTTACCGGCCTCTTTTGCCCTCTTATCATTGGCGCCGAAGGAGATAACCAGCTCCTTGACCCCTGCCTTGCCCTGCACCGCTGACGGCCTGGCCCGCTCCTCACCACATGGCAGCATCCTATAGAGGGCCAGGGCTTTGGTGCATCTGGCAGCCGTGGCACTCCATCCAGGGGCCGACATATATTGAGCCCGGCACCACTGCCAAAGCAGGGAGAGGGCCCGGCCTCTCTCGTAGTATGCAGACGTTGGCCCATCCTCTGCCCGCTCCATCACCTCCGCTGCAATGGCCTCTGTGATCCCGGCGCGGCTGCAAAAATCAGACCAAGAGGGCAGCTCAATCGTGCCATCTGCCGTCATCTGCTTGTAGTCGTTAATCTTACTATTTAACTCCTTTTCATCCATACCAAACCCTGAAATGATATGTTTTACCGAACTTTTTCGCTCTTTTTCGCTTGCCATAAAAATAACCTCCGTAATATTGTATATATACATATTATCGCAAACAAAAAAAGCACCGTCAACCCCCTGGAAGAAGTGCCAAAACAGTGGGCAAAACGGTGCGCAAAAATAAATCAAAATATTTTTGGGAAAACGCTTGACAAAATAGGGTACCCTATGCTATCATGAAGACACCCGAAAGGGAATACAAACGGAAGGAGGGGCCAAACAATGACGGATAAACAGATGCAGTTTATCGCATGGCTCATCACAACTGCAACAGACAAATGCTCAACCATCGAAGAAGTCCGCCAGATGAACGCAGAAATCCGGAAACACTCTGCCGGACTCACCGCCGAACCAGCGAGCGAGAACGAAGACAAGTAACCGCAAGCAAAACGCCCTTGGAAGTGCCGCAAACACTCTCAAGGGCAACACCCAAAACCAACCAACCAAGTCAATCAAGGGGTGTTTCTATTATATCTCTTGATTGCTGTTAAGTCAATAGACAAGGGAGATATAACCATGAAATACTTTACCACCTGCACCACCCTAGAGGCCCTGAAAAAGGAATACCGCAGACTCTGCATGATCCACCATCCTTACCGGGGCGGAGATGCCGCCACAATGGCCGCCATCAATAACGAGTATGATGAGGCATTCCACCGCCTCCAGCATCAGCACAGCACCACCGAGGCCAGCGGATCCACCACCACCGAGGCAGAGGCCGAGGAAGTCCCTGAGGAGTTCCGGGCCGTCATCTCCAGGCTGGTGATCCTGGCCGGCATCAATATCGAGGTCTGCGGCTCCTGGATCTGGGTCACCGGCAGCACCTACCCCAACCGGGAAGCCCTGAAGGCCGCCGGGTGCCGCTACAGCAAGAACAAAGTGGCATGGTACTGGCATCCTGCCGGAGAGCACAGCAGGAGCCGGAAGCAGCTGAGTTTGGACGAGATTCGGCAGCTCCACGGATCCGAGAAGATCAACACCCGGCCCGGTGCGGTCCTGACGGCGTAAGGGGGTGGACAGAATGACCTACAAGACTTTATCCTTTATCCACTCCCTCCTGGAAAAGGAGGCCGCAGATCGACACCTGCGATATCAGCAGACCCGTGACCAGTACGACGAGGAAAACGAGGGCAAGCACCGCGCCAAAGAACTCAAGCAGCTCGCACATGCCAAGGAAGACGCTTGGAACTACTACATAGAAGCCCATCGGCCCCTGGAAGACTTTGAGGACCAGGAATGGCACTGACCATCCCTTTTATCGTACACAACCCCTGTTAATATAAATCCAAACGCTGGGCCAACGGCGAGACGGGCAGAAAGGAAATAGGTATGAAAAAGTCTGAAGCAAAAGCCCTCCAGCAGGAGTATCACATGGAGATCCTGCGCCACCCCGTTACCAACGAAGCATGGGCACTGTACCTGGAAACTGCCCAGCCCATCCAGGCACTGGATGATCTGGCTACCCAGGAGCTGACCCCTTGTGCGATGGTTGCTGACTACAGCCTGCAAGAAATCGACAAGATCACCTACAAGCTGGTCTGCCCCACCTCCTGGTTTGATCTCTGGGGCTGGACAGAGTAAACAGAAAAGGAGCGGTGCAACCACACCGCTCCCATCCGCTCGCTGTTTTAGTTATTATTTCAATCCACACCCGTTCCCGGGTGACATTTACAGTCTATCACGGTGAAAACCGAAAGTCAATAGGAGGACAGCCATGAAAAAAGAATATATTAGTAAATACGGCAAGATCGTCAAGCAGTGCCCCGGCCTTAATGAGTATTGGTACAAGGGAAAGCTCATTGCAGCAGGCAGCTCCATTTCCACCCCAAACCCGGACACTCCGCCAACAACGGAAGATTGGGCCTTTTGCGTTGCTCTCCGTGAACGCTCCTCAGAATAATAACCACATTCCCCGCCCCGGAGGTACGAGGGCAGAAAGGGGAAATCATGGATACCCGCTACGTTGTTATCGATATGCCCGCCCCCGGCACCGACGGAGACATCTACCAGGAGGTATACACCACGGCGGAGGAGGCCAATGCCGCCGCCAGCTATAAGTGGCACCAGCTTTCCGCCGGTGAGCGCCTGGGCCGCCGGATCATGGCCGGAATCGTCACCCGGGATATGCTCCCGGAGGAGGCCATTGATGAGGAGACAGGCGCGGTTGACTGGAGCCTTTTCCGCGACTGCGACACCTTCCCCGGAGCTTTTGACTCTCAGCCCAGCGTCCCCCTATCCTATGCCATCGTCACCGTCCGGAGCATCTGCATTGTAGATTTTGCCGACATGGCCGCCGATGTGTTTGAGTCCGATGCATGGTATGACCCAGATTCCGCCGCCTGGATCGTGCCGGTAAACCTGGAGGACGATGATCTCAGCCCTCGCTGTGGCGAGTACCGGTTTAAGGTTTCCAAGGATGCAGCAACCTATGAGCTTTACCGCAGATAAGGAGGCCGCACAACAATGAGCAACGCCGCCATGAACGCCTGGCAGAAAGAAAACACTGTACAGGTGAAGCTACGTTTTTCACGCAACCAGGACTCAGATGCAATCGCCTTTTTGAAGGCCACCGGAAGCCCGACCCAGACGCTCCGCCGCCTGATCCGGGAGGAGATCACCCGCACCGGCTGGACTCCACCCGCCGAGGTCCCCCGCCCGGCCTCTCTGAGCCTGGACGGTGGGGAAAGCTATATCACCCCGGAGGAGCTGCCGGACCACCGCCACGCCATCGCCGACAATTGGGACACCATCACCGCCGCAATGAATCCGGAAGTTTACGCCGATACGGATGCCAACTTCAGCCCCTGCTCCCTGCCGGAATTTGTGGCCCACTATCTGGAGCGGGCCGGAAAGGATTTGATTTTATGTGTATAGACTCCCAGTATATCCCGGTGGATGAAAGCCAAATGGACCATATAGAGGCCACCGAGGAGGAGGCCGAGGAGTTCTTCCAGGCCCTGGAAAACACCCCGAAGCCCACCATTCCAGTCCAAACGGAATGACGAAAAGCCCGATGCAATTTTTCTTGCACCGGGCTTTCCTTATTTTTTCCGTGCCACATGCCACAGGCAGAAGAGCAGCATTCCCGCCCCGGCCAGCGCCACCAGCAGGATCCACCATGGTACATCACCGCCCCGGATAAAGCCCCGATCCCTCACTGCCATATCCCGGACTACATACACCATCAGCAGCGCCATACATAGCAGACAAAGCCCCAGCAGCCCATACGCCAGCGGTTTCCAGGCGTTTTGTGTATCCTCAACCATTTTGTTGCGGTCCGCAATTCCGCTTTTTAGTCCCTCTATGGCCCTCTGCGCCCTTGCCAGTTCTGCCGCCGCCTGGTTGTCCTCCACTCTCAGGCCGATGCACACATCAATAGATAAGCCCAGGGCGGCGCAGAGTTCCGCCACCTGGATCAGGCCGGGATTTGCCACGCTCCCCGCCAGCAGTTTATTGATGGTATACACGCTCACCCCGCTTCTTTCCGCCAACTCATTGTTGGTCCATCCCTTTGCCGTCTTTTCCCTCCGCATGGCCTCCACCAGTCTGCCGGTGGACTGCTCCATATCCTGCCGTTTTGCTCCTTCCATTGCCATTTCTCCCCTTTTCTCCTATGTTGGGGTAGATACTCCCCACCTGCTCATTGCGTCCCCGCCCTGCTTGGGTGTATTCTGCTTATGCAGCCCATTCCGGCGGCAAGCCCGGCCTTTCGGTGGCACTGGGGGCCGGGCCTTTTTGCTGTATCTGTCCCGTTTAACGGACTGCATGCCCTGTATTATTAGAACAGTTGTTCGGATATGCCCAGGAGGGTGGAACATAAATCTATACTACCACCAGCGGCCCAGGAATGCAATTGACAATTATCGACAAAAAACGAGGAGGAATCTCATATGTCCGAGCGTGCCCAGCTGATCGCCGCCATCCTGCCCCTCTTGGAGCGAATGCCCATGGACTGGCTCAGAGCTATCTACATCATGGCCCAGAAATGGGCGGACATGAAAGAATAACGCAATCCCCGGTGCAATGATGAGTTGCGCCGGGGATTGCGTTTTACTGTTTGTTGTACTGCTCCAGGAATTTTTGCACCAGTTCCAAGGCCTCATCGAAGAACTCTTCCGGCATTTCCGCCAGGGACCGGATGATTTTTGCCTTTGTGGTTTCGTCCACCATCAGGTCACCGAAGATCTCCGCCAGCTCTTCAGGCCGGGACTTGGCCCGGTAAGGGGGGCCGGTGCCGGTGCGCAGCCAGGTTTCGTTGACGCGGAAGACGCGGCAGATGTCGGAAATCGTCCGGTCACTCGGCGTAGCCTTCCCGGAGCAAATAAGGCTTGCCATTGACTGCGAAATACCAATTTTTTGCCCGAATTCCGTCTTATTCAACCCAGAGTCTTTATTTATTTGGGCGATTCTGGAATACATTTCTTCCATTTACTCACCTCCTTTTCTACATCATACCACAGTGTAGTTGAGAAAGCAAGAAAAATATTAATGATTCATAAAAAGCTATTGACAATTGGAGCCGGACGTGATATATTATGACTAGCTAATAAATAATATTAATTATTCATTAGCAACCCGTTACCGCTCAAAGAAAATCCGCCCGCTGTTGGAGAGCGGACGGATCCCCACAGGCTTCTTTCCTCCCTGTGCGGCCCCGGATTTATCCCGACTATGGTAGGCCGGGCCAAGGGCCTTTTCCAACAAAAGGTTTTCCCGCAAAGGCAGCGCATTTCGGTTTCCTGTCCCACCGCTGCGCTGTGTCGCCTTGGTGCTAAAGCATGGTAACTATAGCATCAGACGGAGGAACGGTCTTCCGGCATGAGGGCCTGAACCAGAGTTTCGGCAAAAGTACCAGCTGCTCCTATCATTGGGCCTCACCTCCAGACCTTTTATTTGCCACACCGAACAAAAGCGATGTGACATGCTTAGTCTACCATTAACGATTAATCTTTGCAACAAGAACGTTTGAGCGGTAACGGGGAAAACAACCAACGGGCGGGGCAACCCGCCCGACACAGAAAGGAGGGTCTAAATAATGCGCAAAGCATTTTTTCTATTGATGTTTGTTACCGGGTTTATTCTTGGGGCGTGCGCCACTACCGTGGCCGAAGGCGAACAGAATTACCCGATAAAGATTTGGGCGCAGAACTCAAACGGAAAGTATGAGACACTATGCGTTGTGGATGAAGAAACTGGCGTTAATTACATTGTTATAAGCGGCGAGCTGTACCAAAAAGGGATCGGGCTTGGAGTTACCCCTAGGCTGAATAGTGATGGCAGCTTGTACGTAAGCGAAAAGTAACCCACATTGAAAGGAGTTGAATTTAATGCAAACCGTACCCAGCACCATGACCCCAGAGGAGGCCGCTGGAATCCTCTATCAGTCCATCCACCACCATCAAGTCACCGCCCTGAAGAATGGCAAAAGCCCGAAGGAGGCAGTCAACGAGCCGTACTACCGGGCACTGTGGACCGCTCTTTACAGCGTCCTTGATTCTGTGAAGCCGGATCCGGTCCCCTTGCGGGAGGCCGCCCAGGCGCTTCAGAATCACATCGATTTCCGGGAAGAGTTCTTTTCCAAACCTCTCCACATCATTTCCCCGGACGGCCAAGACCTCGGCCCGGTGATTCTGCCAAGCGACTCGGACGATATCCTGCTGGCTGAGAAAACCGCTCTCCGGTGTATCGAGGAGCGCTTAATTAAGGAGGAATAACCATGAAAACCGAAACAAACATTTACCTGCGCTCCCTGTGTGGAGAGAAAAAGTTCGCCCTGCGTGAAGCCCATGACGAAGAGCTCCGCAAGCTCAACGATGCCCTCACCGCTCTGCGCACCGAGGAATCCCAGAAGCAGCCCCCCGCCCTCTCCGAGAAGACCGTTGACGCTATCCGCCATCTGCTTGAAATCAATTTGAACAGCGCCAACGAAATGCTGGGCCAAATCAAATGCATCCTGTCTTTTGCTCCGGTTGGCAAAGAGCGGGACGAGATCATCCTGAAAGCCAACACCAAGGTTAGCGAGGCCACCACGGCCCTGAATGAGTTCAACGCCGCCTACCCCTGCCCCAAAAAGCATAAATCCAAGTAACCCCCGGGGGTCCGGTCTGGAGCGTGGGTTTCTGCATCCTCTTCTCCCACAGAAGGGCGGTTCAACTCCGCCCTCCCCCCCTCTTTCATATGGCGGTCATGGACTTTTGGCCGGTTCGATTCCGGCCACCGCCTACCTCCTAAGGGGCCTCTCCCTGTGCCCGATTCCCACGGGGAGAGGTAAAAAAATCTTACCACGAATCGAATCAGAACGCAACAGAAAGGAGCTTAAAAATGTCCGAAAAAGAAAAAACTGCCGCACGGGCCATCAAAGAGGCCCTGAAAACCGCCCCGGCTCCCGCAGTGGAGCAGGCCGCAACTTATCTCTCCGGGCTGGCTGATGGGATGCGTCTGGCCGCCAAGGACCAGCAGAAGGAGGAGAAGGGCAATGAAGCGTAAGGTCCCCAATTCCATCAATATCTCCATGACGGAAACGGTAAAAATCCTCCGGGATAGCGGCTTTTCCATCAGCAACGCCAACTTCCCCGCCCTGGTAGATTCCGGGCTGCTCCCCTTTGTCCATATCATCAAGGAATCCCGCACCGGCCGCCGGACCTATTACATACTGCGCCGGGACCTGGGAGACTGGATCAAGTCCCAGACCCAACCGGAGGAGGTACGGTAATGGAAGACATAAAAATCAGCAGCTCCGAGGTTTTTACAAATGTAATCACCCCTACTGCTAAATTCCGAAAAGTTGAAAATGGAACTCTCATTATCTACTTAAACAAACCAGCTACAGCCCTAATCATCGGTACAGATAGGGTGAAAATTCAGGTAAGCAGGAATTACATTGTATTTTTGCCGGATAATTCCTCTTGCAGCCGACCTATTCACTATTACGGGAAAGAAGGCACAACCTCCAGCAAAATATACTGTTCTCCTCTTGCTAGCATTGTAGAAGACGGGGCTGTATTTGAAGCGTTTTCTTACTGCGGCGGTATCGCCATCAAGCGGAACCAGCCTATCAATAAAGAGCATGAATACAAGGAGTGAAAAACAAATGAACGCAATGGAATACGCCAAGTGCCGCCAGGCCGCTATCCTCTACCGGAACAAGTGCCGCCAGGTTGCCAAGCTGCAAGAGGCCATGGGCATCTACACCGCCCAGGCCAGGGACTTTGACCGGCAGGATGAGGATGTGTTTTCCTTGGTCCGGGCCAACCGGGCCAAGCTCCAGCAGTCCCGGGCATGAAAAAAGCCCTTCCGGATGCGGCAACATCCAGAAGGGAGACAGGGAAGGGGAGAAAGGAAATTTATGACATCTGTATTGTATCAAAGAAAGGAAGATTTGTCAAATGCGAATCCCTGATTGCTATGACCCCGTTTCTCAGGCAGAGGCCAGGGAGGCAGAGGCAGACCGTGGGGCCGTCCGCTGTGATGCTTGCGGCCACCTGATCCGCCGGGGCGAGAAGATGTTTACCCTGTCCGTAGGAAAGACGGGCCTGTATATCTGCGAGGACTGCAAGGGCGAAATGGTTGCCTCTGTCCAGATCGTTGGATTCCCCGAAATGGAGGTAATTGCCTGATGGAAAAGACCCATTGGAAAAAGATCGTCTCAGACCCCAACTATATCGGTGAGGCCGATTTTCAGGAGGGGGAAGAGAAGGTCGTGACCATCGATAAGGTGGTCCAGCATGAGACCGTTGTCACCGCCGAGGGCAAGTCCCAGAAGGCCGTGTGCCACTTCAAGGAGCCGGGGATCAAGCCCATGATCCTCAACGTAGCCCGGTCTAAGTCCATCGAAAAGGTTGCCGGGTCTGCCTACTTTGAGGACTGGCCCGGTACCCGCATCACTCTTTACATTGAGCACGGCATCAAGGCCTTTGGCGAGGTGGTTTCCGCCGTCCGTGTCCGTCCCCGGAAGCCCCATGAGCGAAAGGCAGAGGCCTGTACCGATTGCGGCGGCCCCATCCTTGCCGCCAATGGCCGCTCCGGCGAGTATATCGCCCAGTACACCCGCAAACAGTTCCGGTGCCCTCTGTGTTATGCCTGTGCCTTAAAGCGTTCTCAGGCCAAGCAGGAGGCCCAGGAGAGTAAGGAGGAAGCAGCAAATGGTACTGACAGCAACTAACTACTATTCCCGGGAGGCCAACATGGCCTATATGTCCGCCTCTCAGCTCAAATCCTTCCGCCGCTGTGAAGCTGCCGCCCTTGCGGAACTCAATGGGGAATACAGTCCCACCCCCACAAAGGCCCTGCTTCTTGGCTCTTTTGTGGATGCCTACTTTTCCGGGGAGCTGAACGAGTTTATTGAGTCCCACCCGGAGATCCGCAAAAAAGACGGTACCCTTGCCAAGGACTTTGAAAAAGCCTGGGCTGACGCCGTCCGGCTGGACTCTGACGAGCTGGCCCACGCTCTTCTTGCCGGCCGGCATCAGGTCATCAAAACCGGCACCATCGCCGGTGTGCCCTTCAAATGCAAGATTGACTCCCTTCTCACCCCCGCCCAGGTCAAGGCCATCTGTTCCCGGTTCCCCAATGTGAAGCGCCTGGTGCCCTTTGGCGGCGGCATGATCGTAGACCTCAAATATATGGGTTCCATTCAGTCCGTCTGGAATGAGGAGACCCAGTGCCGTATCAGCTATATCCAGTATTGGGGCTACGACATCCAGGGGGTCATTTATCAAAAGCTGGAGGGAAACGCCGCCCCCTTCATTCTGGTTGGGGCCACCAAGGAGGCGGAGACCAATATCTTTGCCCACTGGGTGCCGGATGCGGACCTTGACGGGGCTATGGCCGATGTGGAGACTCTGGCCCCCAGGTATCAGGCCATCAAAGAGGGGCTGATCGTCCCCACCCGTTGCGGCAAGTGCCCCTACTGCCGCCGCACTCACCACCTCACCGACATTACATTCGCTCAAATCGACTACGAATAAGAAAGGATTTGCTACCATGGAAAAGAGCTTCAAAGTTATGAACATCCGTGTTGACCGTCTTCCGGAGTCCTGCCAGGACTGCCGTTTCGCCGTCAATTCCGAGAATGGCCGGGCGGAGTGCCTCCCCCTCCAGCAGTCCGTCTGCACCTCCTATTGGGCCGACTACCGCCGCCACGACTGCCCCCTGTATATGGCCAAGGAGGGCTGAATATGCTGAATCATATTGTCATCTGTGGCCGCATGGCCGCAGACCCGGAGCCAAAGGTCACCAATTCCGGCCTCACCGTCCTGTCCTTCTCCGTTGCCGTGGAGCGGGACATTCCCAACAAGGATACCGGAAAAAGGGAAGTGGATTTTATCGACTGTACCGCATGGCGCAAAACCGCCGAGTTCGTCACCACCTATTTCCAGAAGGGCTCCATGATTATTGTAGATGGTCGCTTGCAGATCCGCTCCTATGAGGACAGCAACGGCCAGAAGCGCCGCCGTGCCGAGATCCTGGTGGACCATGCCTACTTCGGCGGAACCAAGCAGCAAGACAAGGAGGCCGCTCCCAAGGAGCCAAGCTATGAACCCATCGAGCAGGACGACCCGGAGCTCCCGTTTTAAGGGGGTGTAACCGTGGCCCGTTCACAGTTCACCTTTTACGAGAGCTTCTACAAGGCGGTGTCCAGAATCAAGAAAGCCCAGGACCGGGCCGCTGCCTATGATATGATTTGCGCTTATGCGCTTTATCAGACGGAACCCGATTTGGATAAGGCCCCCGACTCTGTAGCCATTGCTTTTGATTTGCTTCGCCCCGTCCTAGATAAAGCCAAGGAGAAAGCCGAAAACGGTAAAAACGGCGGAAGCAAACCGAAAGCAAACGGCAAGCAAACCGAAAGCAAACCGGAAGCAAACCAGAAGCTAGGGAATATCCCAAGCAAGAAAGAGGGGGAGAAAGAGATAGAGAAAGAGGTAGAGGTAGAGAGAGAGGTAGAGAAAGAGATAGAGATAGATAATATATCTCCTATCATCGTACCTAACCCTAAGACTACACAAGGGGAGGTAACTTGTACAGCCCCAGCACCCCACGAACCGCCCCCTTGTCCACCCCAGGACCTCGGATGTTACACACGCTCTGTTGGAAATGATGGAAAAGAGGCCTATGGTGTCCGACAGCTGGTGCGGCTCAGACAGAGTGAGTATGATCGCCTGATTTTGGAATTTGGCGAAATGAACGTTATGGTAGCCATCGCCCAGATGGAGAAGTGGCTCATGACAGCGCCGGCAGAGGAACGCCCTAAGGAACATTACCCTGTGCTCAGAAAAAAGCTCAGGAAAGAGCCGTTGCTCCGGGATAATGGGCCGTAAAGCGAAGAAAAGAAAGGAAATGCGATATGAACGAACAGAAACCAATGACCAACGGTGATAGGATCCGGGCGATGTCGGACGAGGCGCTGGCCGTCATTCTTTACAGCGTGTGCGTTGACTCCTCTTGCGGAGGCTGCCCGATTGCACCGTTCTGCGACTACACCTTCCGCGTGGTGGGTGATTGGCTCTCCTGGCTTCGGTCACCGGTGGAGGAAAGCGAGAAATGATCCACCTTGGCGATATAACCAAAATCCACGGTTGCACTGCTCCTGTTGTGGATGTGGTCATCGGCGGGAGTCCCTGCCAGGATTTGAGCATTGCCGGGAAAAGAGCCGGTTTTTCCGGGGAAAGGTCGGTACTCTGTGCCTATACCTGAAAGGGGATGGCCCACAAGCGGATGCCTCATGGGAGCCGGATGGAGCGTTGCTTGGCGTGTACTCGATGCACAGTTTTGGGGAGTGCCCCAGAGACGGCGTAGAATCGTACTTGTCGCAGATTTTGGAGGCCTCTCCGCACCCGAAATACTATTTGTCCGCAAAGGCCTGTCAGGGGATACTGAACCGGGCAGCGAGAAGAGGAAAGGATTTGCCGGAAGCTCTGAAAGCGGCGCTGCTTATGCAGTCCGAGTCAGGGGGGGCTGTGACGGAGGCGGAAAGGGAGCGTTAGTGCAAAAAGAGCTTTCCGGGACTTTGGGCTGCAACAACGACCAGACGGTTTTCTGCCTTAATGACCAGGGCGGAAGCGTGATGGGCATCAGCCAGGATATAAGCGGAACCCTGCGGGCGCAGGAGCACGGGCACCAACCCCTTGTGACAGTGTTTGACCCGGCGCAAATCACAAGCCCTGTGAATCGTAGCCGCCCGGAGCCTGGGAAACCCTGCCACACATTGACCTCCAGAATGGGGACCGGTGGAGGAAACGTGCCAATCATGTTCCGGCAACAGCGCTTTGGGAGCTACGACCTGGACAACGTAGCCGGGACCTGCAAGGCCAGGGACGGCAAAGACGGAACCACAAACCTTGTGTGCGCCGTTGACTGCCGGCATGGAACAGAGAATTCGGATACAAACGGGACGCTGCAAGCAAAATCCACGGGCGGCCAAAGCCTGAACCTGAACAACGTAGTCCGAGAGGCTATGACGGTTCGCCGGCTGACCCCCCTGGAGTGTGAGCGCTTGCAGGGATTCCCGGACGGCTGGACGGACATTGGGGAATGGGTGGACAGCAAGGGGAAAACCCGGAAAACCACCGATTCAGCCCGGTACAAAGCCTTGGGAAACAGCATTGCTTTACCGCCCTGGAAATGGGTGCTGAAACGGTTGTGCGCCCAGTATGAGCGGGACGCCACTATGGCGAGCCTGTTTGACGGGATCGGGGGCTTCCCCCTGATCTGGGAGCAGCTGAACGGAAAAGGGAGCTGCCTGTGGGCAAGCGAGATCGAAGAGTTCCCGATGGCGGTAACGAAGAAACATTTTAGATGACCATTTTCGTGACCTCACGAAAATGATATGGCTGGCCCGGGGCAACCCGGGCGGGAAGGAAATGATATGAAAACATACACAGAGGCGCAGTTGAACGAGATCTTGCGCAACCACAAGCATTGGGCACTGCGGGATTGCGATGGATGGGAGATTATGCGGGCCAACCTGTCCGGGGCCGACCTGTCCGGGGCCGACCTGTCCGGGGCCAACCTGTCCGGGGCCGACCTGTTCAGGGCCGACCTGTTCAGGGCCGACCTGTCCGGGGCCAACCTGTTCAGGGCCGACCTGTCCGTGGCCAAAAACATTCCGTATATTCCGATGGCGTGCCCAGATTCCGGCGCATTCACGGCCTGGAAAAAGGCCAGGGGAAAAATCGTAAAGCTCCTGGTTTCGGAAGATGCAAAGCGGAGTTCCGCAACAGGAAGAAAATGCCGTTGCGACAAGGCCGTTGTGCTGGCTATCGAAAACATTGATGGCACAGATTCCGACCTATCCAGTGTTGCGAGCGGTTATGATCCCAAATTTCTGTATACGATCAATGAGACCGTCACAGTTTCCGATTTCTGCGGGAATCGTTTCTTGGAATGTGCTAGCGGAATCCACTTTTTCATAAATCGGAAGGAGGCGGTGGACTACAATGGCTGACTATGTTAGCCGGGAGGCGGCCAAACAGATTCTTTCCAGACTTCTGGTTAAAGATGCTGCGGAATGTGCCTGTAACCTAATCGACAGCGTTTTGCCCGCCGACGTGGAGCCGGTGCGGCATGGACGGTGGGGCAAAAAGCAAGGCGGTTTTTGGGAGTTTGCCAACTGTAGCGTTTGTGGACAGAAAACCCCGACTGTTGGTATTCCGCCTAACTACCGCCCCAACTGCGGGGCGAAGATGGATTTGGAGGGCGAAATCGATGACTGAAAGGCAACTTAAAATTATTTGTTACTTCATCTGGCGAGCGGGGGCGAACAGACTGTATACATTTAGTGAAGTGCTCCAAGACGCAGAAAGGTGGTTTGGCAATGAAAATTGACCGAGCAATTGAAATCCTTGACCCGGAACACCGGGAGAACTATGACGGCATGGACGAGGTAAACGAGGCCTGCCGGATGTGTATGGAGGCGTTGAAGCGGATGAGGTGGATCCCGTGCAGCGAGAGGCTGCCGGAGAGCGATGAAGTCTGGCAAAAATACATCGTAGTATACCGATACAGGTATCGGGACATCTGGGACGATATGGGCGAAAATGCGGTGGTTACAGTTGCTGACTACTGCCACGAGCAGAAGGTTTGGAGCATGGACGGAGGCGCGGTTATAAACGCTCTGATTGACATTGAAAATGTTCAACCGTGGGCGAGCTACATATCCCACTGGATGCCGCTGCCTGAGCCACCGGAGGAGGAGCGATAAATGGTTTTGTTTAAGATAAACCGCCTGTATGATGAGATCCAGCGAGTGTATAACGAGCATTACAAGGGCTGCAAGCACCAGGAAGTCCACGATTTTTACAGAGCGGTAATGAGGCGGATGAGAACCACCTATCAAAATGATTATGTAATCGTCCCTGTAGCCCAGTGCCGGAAATGCACCCACTGGATTGCCAAAAATCGGAAGGAGAAGCCCAAAGATGAAAAAAATTAACGACTACCTCACCACCCCGGACCTGCTGTGTCAGCTGGCCGAAGAGGCCTCTGAGCTGGCCCAGGCGGCCTTAAAGCTCAAGCGGGCTATGGAGGGCACCAACCCCACGCCGAAGAGCGTAGAGGAATGCGTGGCGAACATGGACGAGGAGATTGCCGATGTGTCCCTTTTGGTGGATCTCCTGGGATACAACAAAAGGGAGCATCTGTTGTCCCAGGGCTGTGTTGCGCAGCGGAAGGCAGAGCGCTGGCTGAAACGTCTGGAAGAAGCAGAAGGGGGTGGTACTAATGCCCAGACCACCCAAAACCTCCCGTGACTGTTTCCTCTGCTGCAAGGACTGCCCGGACCGCTACCCGGCCTGTTCTGCCCACTGCGAGCGTTACGCCGCCGGGAAAGCGGAGAAACAGAGGATCGATACCGCCCGATACGAGGCCACCCGCTGGAACCGGCGGTATGTGGGCGGACATTATCACCAAACAAGGAGGGAGTACCGCAAATGAAAGATATCGTCTTGGAAACCGCCATTGAGGATTACGATGGGCTTCTTTCCGCTGAAGCGGTGGAGCGCCTGGTAAAGCGCTGGCGGGTGTTTATCAAGTATGACGCAGACGATTCCTGGAGTGAGAACCTTTATGCGTTCCTGGATTTTGCCGCCGAGAACGGCTATAAGCCGGGCTACAAGGTCCTGCGCCGCCGTAAGGATCAGCCCTACAGCCCGGAAAACTGCTATTTCGGTTTGAACAATTATGCCGAGCCGCCCCCGCAAGACCAGTCGGTAAACCCAAAGGAGAACCCGGCCCAGCGGTGGAACCGGTGCGTGTATGAGTACAACCGGGAGCGAGTGGCTGCCTACCGGGGGTATAACGGATAGGAAGGAGCATAGGGCATATGTGTAACAGTAATGAGTCAGACGGTCAGCCCATCTGCGACGATACCTGCATTGGCTGCCGTCACTTCTACGGCGCATATGAAAATACACGATGCTGCAACTATTATTTTGATACGGGCCGCCGCCGTCCCTGTCCTGCCGGGGCGGGGTGTACGGTGTTCAAACCGCCCCCAAAAAGGAAGGGCTACAAATCTTTCACTTGAAATTTGACAAATCTGAAATCTTTGTAATAATCCCCCTTATAGAAAGGGGGATTATTTTGGAACTTTTAGCAAGCTATATTATCCCATTGGACACAAGAACGAAAAAGAACCATATGACCATTGCGGGCACCGGCCCAAGATGCCCCACCTGCAAGAAATTCAAGCGGCAATTCATCCGCCAGGGCCACGCAAACACCAAGTACACCGCCCAGGCCGCCCACTATCTGAATCCCAAGCCGCCCCAGCCCTTGGGCGGCCCCCTGTGGGTCATCTACCATGTGTATATGCAGACCCGCCGCCGTGTGGACGACCTGAATCTGTACGGATCCTTGGACGACCTGATTGTGAAGGAGAAAATCATCAAGGACGATAATACTTCAGTCATCCGTTGCCGGGATGGCAGCTTTGTGGACTACGACAAGGCGAACCCACGGGCAGAGATATTCATTTATCGGAAGGAGGAAAATCATGGCAGACCAGAAAATGTTCACGATTGATAAGTTCCTGGGTCTCAACCAGGCGGGGGACGGAGACACAGAGCTGAAAATGGGGGAGGCCTCCAAAATGGTGAATTTCACCGTTACGGACGCTTTCAACATTACCACACGTCCGGGAGTATCATATGAACGTCTTCTGCCGGACCAGCCCGCCGTCCTCCTGGATGCCTGGGCCGGGCAGATCGGAGACCGGGAGCGGCTGATTGCCGTCACCCTGGAGGCAGGAGCGGATGTGATCCGGCTCTATAAGCTGGCCGATACCGGGCACTTGCAGGAAATCGCAAGCCGCACCCAGGCCCTGAATATCCAGTCCGCCGGGGAGAATACCATGATTATCCCCTTCGGGGACAGCGTCTATATCTTCTCCCGGGCCGGGGGAATTGCGGTGGTGTCCCCGGCGGATACGGTGGAGGCCGCTTCTCCCTATGTGCCCTTGGTCATTGCCGGAGCCGCCCCGGCAGGAGGCGGCACGGAGCTGGAAAAAATCAACCTGCTCTCTCCCCACCGCCGCATGGATTTTTCGGCGGACGGAACATCCACCGCCTACCTGCTTCCGGATGAAGCCGCCGCCGTGGTCTCCGTTGCCGTGGACAATGTATTGCTGGAGTCTCCCGGCACCTTTGACCCCGCTTCTCATACCTTCACCTTCACCAATGCCCCCATCAAGGGCGTGGGGAATGTGGAAATCACCTATTCCGTTTCCGAGGCGGAGGCCACCAGGGCGGCAGAGCAGATTCGCCGCTGCACCCTCTGGGAGACTTTTAATGGGTCCACGGACTCCCGGCTCTTTCTGGCCGGTGACGGCTCCAACCGCTGCTATTATTCCGGGACTACTCAGTCCGGGGAAGCCTCTGCCCTCTATTTCCCCGCCGGGAACGAAATTGCTGTAGACCTGTCCGGCTCCACCGTCACCGCCCTGCGCCGCCATTATTCCCGGCTCCTGGTGTTCAAACAGGATGGGACCTTTGCCATTACCTACGAGCCGGTAACCCTTACGGACGGCTCCACAACAGCTGGATTTTATTTGCGCCCTGTCAACCGGGAGTTCGGCAACGATGCGCCGGGCCAGGTCTGCACCGTAAGCAATTATCCCCGCTCCTTTTCTCACGGCGGCCTGTATGAGTGGCGCATTACCTCCTCCTATTACCGGGACGAGCGCTACGCCGTCCGCATTTCCGATTCGGTTCGAAAGGCTATGGACGGGGCGGATACCAACAAGCTCTTCGCCTACGATGATGGGGCGAACAAAACCTTTTATGTCTTCCTCAACGATAGTCTGGGCACTGTCCTGGTCCACCGCTACGCCCTGGGCAGGGAGGGGGTATGGTGCCTGTACCAGGGCCAGGCATTCAGAAATATCCAGCGGGGGTTCCATTTTGCGGGCAGCTTCTATTTCTGCGGTCTGCGGGATACCACCCACCCGAACCAGTTCCTTTCCTTTGAATACGGACGTATGGGCGACAACTGGGGCAGCGGCACAGAGCCGGTCACGGCCCTGTGGGAATCCGGATTTATGGCTTTCGGAGCGGACTTCCTCAAAAAGTATGCCAGCCAGATCTATGTTTCCGTTTTTCCCCAGGCCAATTCCTGCCTCTATATCACTGTGGAAACGGATAGGAAATCTGAGTACACCCAAAAGGCCATTCAGAAGAACCTGTTTTCCTTTTCCTCTCTCCGGTTTTCCTCTCTCACCTTCAAAACGCTCCAATCTCCTACCATTTCCCGTGTCCGCATGAAGGTAAAAAAATTCATCTATTACAAGCTGAAATTCCGTGTTACAGACCCCGGGACCAGGGCCACGGTCCTTGGCTGTGACCTGGAAATTCGCTACGGCGCAAAAGCCAAGTAAAGGAGGAACCAAATGACAACTGTGCAGCAGATTTATGACATGGCAATTCATATCCTGGACGAGCAGTCCGAGTCCAGCGGTACGACCATGACAGAGGACACCGCCGAATACAAGTTCCGGACCATTTCCATTCTCAATTCGGTGATCCCGGCCCTTGCCCCGTTTTCTTCGGAGTATGACCCTATGGACCCGCCCCCGGCCCTGGACTGGTCTGACTACAGAAATCCGGACATGGACCAGATCATCCAGCTGGACGACCGGCTTTCCTTGCCGCTTTTGCCCTACTTCCTTGCGGCAAAGCTGATCCAGACGGAAAACGAGTCCTTGGCGGCCCTGTGCATGAACCAGTACAATATGACTTTGCAGGATATCCGCAGCCGTGCCCCCGCTACATTTGAAAAAATCCCCATTTCCCACGGGCTTTTCTGAGAGGTGATGTAAATGCCCACAAGCTACAAAGATTTCACGGCCACTTCGGCCCTGAATGAAGACCAGTATGTAAACAAGCTCTACGACAAGCGGCAGGAGTCCCAGCAGGGGCTTTTGAAGCAGAACCAGCAGGCCCAGGCCGGTATCCTGGACCAGAACGCCCAGAACACCCAGGCCAAAACAAACGAATATCAGGATAGGACCCAGGTGGAGGCTCAGAAAGCCGCCCAGAAGCCCACATACCCCTCACAGCGGCTTTCTTACGGTGCCAACGCCCAAGCGTCCCTGTCCCGTGGAAACCAGCTCCAGAGGGACACTACGGCCCTCAACGCCCAGCAGTCCCAGGCAGAGGCAGAGATCGAGCGTCAGCGTCAGGACCTTGCCGCCAAGTATTCCGCCGCCATCCAGAAAGCCACGGCAGAAAACGATATGCAGCGGGCCCAGCAGCTCTATGATGCCGCCAAGGCCGAGGAGAAGAAGCTCCAGGACCTTCGGAAGGAGGCCGCAACCTTCATGCAGGGCAAGGGGGACAAAACGATCCTCAATTCCATTGTTGCCGGGGAACCTGTCCAGCGGGATACAACTTCGGAGACCCTGCCGGAGGTTCTGCGCAACGAGGAAGCAATCAATAAGGTATACGATGCCAATTATCAGGCCAAACAGGCCCAGCAGCAAGCCGAGTATCAGAAAGCCCTGTCCGAACTCGATGCCCAGCAAGCCGCCCAGCAGCGCCAGACAGACGCTGCCCTGAATGCCGCCTATGTGGATGCCCTCCAGAAGTCCCGGAACTATGCCGAGACCCAGGGGGCCTATGGCATGGGTTCCGGCACCTTGGCAGATGCCCAGTTGTCCAGAGAGTTGGGACTGCAAAAGGACTTGACGGACCTTCGCACCTTGCAGCTGTCCAAGGGGGCCGCACTGGATCAAAAGGCCTACGATGCCGGAGCCGCCTACCGGGAAGCCCTGCAAAAGGAAAATGCGGAAAACGAGCTGAAGCGTGCCCAGGCCCTCTTTGGTGCCGCCTCTGACGAGCAGGACCAGCTTCTGGACACCCAGAAGTGGCTTGGAGAGCTTTATGCCAAGAAGGGGGACTATTCCATTCTTGGCAAGCTCTACGGCCTCACCCCGGAGCAAATTGCAAAGCTCAACCAGAAGAGCGGCAACGGAGTCCGAGGGAAGCCCCTCACCGGCATCCCGGCCCTGGATTACGGCGTTGCGGGGGGAGGGGCCGGAGGAAGTTCCGGGGGAGGAACGATGGGAGGTTCTCCCACTCCCATAAAACCGGATATCTCCAAATGGGGATCAGGCGGCAGATAAAGGAGTGATACTATGCCTTTGACAGAAGAAGAAAAAAAGAAACTAGATTACATCAATTCCAAGGGCGGAAACATCGTTAAGGAAGGGCAGAAAAACGCCTTTGAGTCCGGAAAACTGACCTCCTCCTGGGTCTCTGGAAGCCAGTCACGGTCTGATTACAGCCGTATGCAGAATAACATCTACGAGGACAAGCGCAATACGGCCAACAAGCGGAAATCTGCGCAGAAGTCTGCCAGCCCCGCCTACCAGGATGCTTCAAAAAAGCAGCAGTCCCTATTTGACAAGGTCGAGATGAGGCAGCAGCACAAAGCGGTGGTAGATTCGGCGAATCTTTCTGAGACCCCTTCCAAGCCCAAGCAGACCTATCAGCAGCAGCAGAATCAGGTCCAGACGGAGCCGGACAAGAAGAACGCCCTGTCCTATCTGGAGCAGCAGACCACCGGACAGCAGACCACCCAGCAGGTCCGGGAGTTGCAGCTCAAAAAGGCCCAGCGTCAGGCGGACGAGCAGCTGAAAGCGGCAGAGAATGCGCAGAAGGATAATGAGATTTTCCTGTCAGACTACGATGAAATCAGCGCCATGTCCCCTCAGGAGATCCAGGAGCTGGAGGCCTACACTACGGCCAGGGACCAGGGCAGGTCAACGAATCCCCTTGCGGAGCTTCTACAGGAAAAGCGGAATAAAGCAGCCGCCGGTTCCCTTCTGGAGAAGTACGGGCAGAAGCGGCTGGACGAGTTGGCGGAAACCTACGGCAGGGCACGCCACCAGCAGCAGGAGCAGCA